CCATTATGCTGATTTCTATGCCAATAACTAAAAGGTGTTACTAATTGGTCAAAATACTGTTTTCTAGGCATCAAAAAAGCCTTAATTTCCTCAGATAAATAGTCAAGCATTATATTATCCACTATGGATAATAGCCTTTACTATTAGAAAAAAGCCATTATATAAGAGTATATGGCACTTCCTTATAAAGAAGAAAAACATGGTAATTGGAATAATGTAAGCGAGTTAGTTGATTTTAAAATAATCAAACTAGCTCCTCAGTCATTACTTGGTGTTGGTAAAGCTGATGTTATGTTGCTTTACAAAAAGAAACCTGGAGAAGAAGATAAAGATCAAAAAAGATTAATTATATTTGGTCCTGAAGATGCTGTTTATCAAAGAGTAGTACATAAAATTCTTGAGAAAAAAAATACAGTTAAAGCAGCTCAATTACAAAAAAAATTTAAAGAATCCTGGACAAATACTGATTATGAAAAACCAAGCTCATCGCCATCATCATTATTAAAAAGAAAATTATTTGAATTAAATTTAAACACAAAAGAATTTGCAAAACAAAGTGGAGTAGCAGCTCCATCATTATATCATCATGTATCTGGTGGAAGAGAGATCTCAAGAGAAACTGCAATTGAATATGCAGCTAAATTAAATTGTGATCCAGTAGATCTAATGTTTGATAAAATTTCTATTCCAGTATGGTCTAAAGTTAATTTATTAAAATCTACTGAACTTGAAGAAAGTTATAAGCCAGGCAGATTGTTTTCTTATGCTGCTGAAAATAATTTAGAAAAAGTTGTAGTTCCAAGAGATATTTATAGAGAAGATATTAAAGCAATTAAAATTGATGCAAGAGGATCTATGTATCATAACAAAGTTGCTTTTTATTATAGAGCTGCTGATAGAGATGCTGAATGTTTAAATGAATTATGTATTGTTGGAGTAGAAGAGCCACTTGGTCCACCTGAACTTACTGATGCAACAGAAGAAAGATATTATTTTGGATTATATGAAGAGGTTAGAGGAGAAAGTAATTTAATTAATCCAGATCCTTATGTTGATGTTTATAAAAATAAATTTATTTTAAAAAATTTTAGACCAAAATTTATAGCTCCAGTAATTAGTTTATTAAACCCAGTAGCAGTAGTAGATAAAACAAAATTAAAATTTAATATTCCTCAAGCAGCTCTTGTTAGAGAAGAAGAAAAATTAAAATCTGAAATAGAACAATTAAATTTAAAAATCCAAAAAGAACAAGTTGAAAAAGCTACTAAAGAAATTCAACAACAACATAAAAAATTAGAAGAAGAATTAAGAATACAATTGGCAAAAGTTGCTGAAGTTACAAATAGAATAAGTGAAGAGACTAAACAAAAATTAAATTTATTTGAAAAAGAGCAATCTGTAATGAATAAAATTTATCAACCATTGAAAATTATTAGAGGTAGAAAATAATGTTTGATGATTGGAAAAAAGAAAAGCAAACTGCAACAGATCATGACATTGAGAAAGATTTTCAAATTCCAATTAATACTTTAAAAAAATGGAGATTAAATAGTCAAGGACCAATTCATTTTAGATTAGGAGATAAAATTTTATATCCAAGAGTAGCTTTTATTGAATGGTTTGAAGGACATATTAAGAACAAAAAAGCTCCTATCGTTTCAATCGCATCTAATCGTACCAAATCAGATATTTCAAAAAAATAATATTATCCATACTGGATAATGAGCTTTACATATAATCTCACATAATTATATGTGCTCTCATGATATTGAAAAATGCAATTCAACAAAAATTACAAGATCCTTTAGAAGAAAAAGTATTACCTCTCTTCGCACAAAAATTAAAACTCTCTCATAGCTCTCCAACTCAATTCGCAATTCCAGATTCAGCCTGGCTATTTAAGTATGTGGTCATGGACCAGAAAATGAGAAGAGATTTATTAGAAAGTAATTCAGCTATGGAGGCTGGAAAAAGAGTAGGAGAAGTTTTGCAAAGACAACATGCAGAAACAATTTATAAAATTAATCCTTTAACAAAAAAAGTTGCAGCAACAACTAATGAAAAAATAAGTTTAGAAAATGCTTTAGAAGAGCAAATAGAAATTTTTAAAGAATACCAACCAGTTGATGACAAAGACAGCGATAAAAAAATTAAATATTTAGAGGAAGTTCCTCAAATAGTTAATAACGCAAATACTGGTTTAACAGAACTCGGAATGGCAAGTCCTATCACTTGCGAAAGACAAGTATCGATTGACACCGACAAATTGGAAGGATTTTTTTCGTCTCCTTTACTTCCAACTGTTGGCAGAATTGATTTCGATTTTGGTCAAATGAGGATCGGTGAAAATCCGACATCTCCTGGAGAACATCCAGGTCCAGATGCCTTTCTACCTCAAAAGATCGTTGAATTGAAAACAAAATATTCGAGACTTGGCAAAGTCAAGAAAGATGGTACTAGAAGTTTTCTTGTTTCCTCTTCTCCAGCTGTTCCGAGCTTTAATCATTTAGTTCAATGTGCAGTTTATGCAGCTCATTATAATTTTAAAGTTCCAGTCCATTTACTTTATGCAACAGCAAAAGATTTTCAAATTTTTGATAGTACCAACTGCCATCATTTAACTGTTGAAGGTATGAAAAAAAATTTACAAATAATGTTTAGAACATTTATTAGAAGAGAAAAAATACTTTCTCAATTCCAGGATTATACAAAAGAAGAAATAATTGAAAATGCAGTGCAAATGATAGATCCAAATTTCGATCATCCTTTTGCCTGGAATGGATTACCTCCACAATTACTCCAGGAGGCAAAGGAATTATGGAAAGTAAATTAATTAAAGATTTTCGCATCCAACATAAATTGGACAAAATAAAAAGACTGCAAAAAAAACAGTTTTTAAAATCAACACTAATCATAGGAGTTATATTATGTCTGATGACAATAATAATACTATAATTCCAGATCAATTAATCGAAACCATTAATGATTTCAAAAAATCAAAAAATGGATCTATGATTAATATCCATGGAAAAGAATATGCAACAGTGGCTCATAGAATTGCTGTTGTAAGAAGAAACCTAGGAGCAAAACTTGAGATCCATACTGAAATCATTTCAATAGATAAAGATACTGTTGTTATGAAAGCAACTGGAATACTTGAAGGAAAAATTATTGCTACTGGTCATGCAGAAGAAAAAAGAACTGCATCAAGAATAAATCAAACATCTGCGTTGGAGAACTGTGAAAGTTCTGCAATAGGAAGAATGTTAGCTGTATGTGGAGTAACTAATGACCAAATCGCATCAGCAGAAGAAGTATCAGCTGCAATAGAGCAGCAAGATAAAAAGATCCAAGCAGCACTGAAAGAATTAAATGCTGTCAGTCATGCTGGAAATTATAAGGAATGGATTTCTAAAAATAAAGTTTTCCTATCCGATCTGAAATCAAACAATCCACTAACTTACAAAGAGTTTATGGAAAAATTTACTTCAGCTAAAACTAATCTGCAACAAAGAGGAGTAATCTAATGTCAGATGAACAAATGCAAAAGAAAGAAAGACCAGATCTTGGAGCAGCTTTCATTGCAACAAATAAAAAATCTCCACAATCATACGATATGTCAGGAACAATTGTAGTTGATGGAGTTAAGCATAAGTTCGGAGCTTATAAACAAAAAGCTAGTGGTAAAGGTAAGATGCCAGAAGGAACAGTGTTCTATACTTTTTATAGAGTAGAACTTGCTGATGCTCCTGGAGGAGCTGCTGATACCAGCTTTGAGCCATCTGAACTGGAGGCTTAATGAATCCAGATAAATTCAAATCAGTTGCAATTAATATTGCTACTTACAAACTGCTTGAGGAACTTTCTCAAAAAAAGTTTGAGCTGCCTATTTCAATGAGCAAGACAGTTGAATTTTATATCACAAAAGCTCATGAGGATTTTAAGAATGGTAAAGTTAAATCTAAATAAAAGATTAACTGAGCTAGAAAAATCCAGAGAAGAGGATTATGGATCTTTCAGTCGCAATATGAAAAAAATTGCTGCTGCCTGGTCCATCCTCTTAGATCCATATTTAAAGCAAGACATTCCTGGTCATGTAATTCCACTTCTTTATGCTCAGGCAAAATTAATAAGAGCAACACATAAATTTAAACAAGATACTTACGATGATGCTCTTGCTTACATAGTTCAATCACATGACATGCACAAAGAAAAATCAGAAGAGATTGATACCGATGAGTTACTTGGAATGGAAACTAAACCAGGAACTAAATCATCGGACAACTTTTGAAAAAAATGAAAAATTTTATAAAGAATATCAGGAGTACATAAAAAATGAGTACAGAAAAAAGATATATAAACAACATAGTTAAATTTAAAGGATGTAACAATCCTCAATTAGATGACCAACAAAAAGAAATTTTAAAACTTACATCTTCAATAGCTGCAAAGATGTCAGATCCTAAATGGCACAATTACCCAATCTCACACAAAGAGTTAGCAATATTATCAAATCATGGCGAGACAATAGAGTTCGCACCAATAACAGCTGCAAGACTAAATACAGTTCTTGCAACTTCATTAATCAGAAACTCATTCATGGAGGATTTTTTATGAGTAGAAAAGTAAGAGAAAGTTATTGCTCAATGAGCAAGACAACTTTCCTAAACGATAAGACTGGTCCTTACAAGAGATTAGATAATAGCTCTTGGTGGATCAAAAAAAAAGAAAATGGAACAGTTGGATATTTTGTAGATATGCACACTAAATTTCAGCAGCTGCCTGATGCTTGTTTTAAAGCAACATGCGAAAGTTCAAAGATGTTAGATGTCGAATTAATAAAATCTGATGTCAAACAATTTATGGAGGCAACTGATGTCAAAGAATAGAAATGCAGAAGATGTAAAAAGATTTGCATGTATGATTGGATCTAATTTAAGATATTTAAGATTAGATAGAGCAGTATTTATGCCTCAGAAAGTTCCAGCATCTTTTCTAGGTGTTTCATTTCAGCAAATGGAAAAATATGAAAATGGAAAAAATGTTCCATGCTCATACAGATTAGTTCAATTGGCAGACTTTTATAAAGTTACACCAAACGACATAACTAATCCTGATTTTATAAATGCTAAATCAATTGAAAAAGGAGTTATCAGTGGCAATAATTGAAAGCGATAAAATAGATATAGAGATCCAGGAACAAACTAAAGATGCTGGATGTAAGTATATGGTTTTAGTTAGTTTTGAAGGACCAAATCAAAGCAAAGAAATTGCTAAAGTTTTATTAACCAATAGTAAGCCTCACATAAGAACAACAGTTGATACTGGAAATGTAGTTAAGGATGATTGGTTTGTTGGAAATAATCTAAACGACAAAATATATACTGGTCCATTAAACGAAATAAAAGAACAGTTAAAAAAAGACAATGGATAAAATAATTAAAACAACAACTGGAGATGCTAGTTTTGTTCTGGAGGAACAGTTTGAAGATGAGACTAAAGCTGAAAAAGGAACAGATCCAGTATCTTCAGAAGTTAAAAGTATAGAGATTAAAATAGATAATATTAAATGGAGGAAAAAAGATAATGAGTAATGTACCTCATGATTTAGATTACGACAGCAAGATTCAAAGATTAAAAAGAAGATACCAAGGTTTGAGTAGAGTAGCAGCTGCTATTAATGACTTATATATCTATGGAGTATATCCAAGTAATTTTCCAAATTTAACAACAGTCCTTGAACAAGCCAAGGATCACTGCAAAGAAATCATAAAAGAAACTAAAAAAGAAATTGCCTTTATAGAAAATCCAAATGGTCTTTATGACCTAGTTATGAATGAGGAGCTGCCAGATGCTGATACAGAAATCGCAACTAGAACTACACAAAACGATCCAGAAAATAAGTAACGAACTTTCTGCTTGTAAGAATATTGAAAAGCAGCATCAAAGATTAAATGGAATGCTGCATAAAGAAATAGATAATTTAAAAAAAACTATTGAAAAGTTAAAAAAAGAAAACGCAATCTATAAAAAAAATATTCAAGATCAAATTTTAAATTCAAAAAAATGATCTGGAGTATGTTAATCCTCATAGGAATCTACGCATTAATTATAAGTCTCCTTTTAATGTGGAATAATGAAAAAATAAAATGATCGATTTTCCAATGGCTTATTTAATGCTTTTGGTAATAATCAGCATTTTGATAGCAATTAACTAAAATTTTTAAACCTGAGAGCCTCCAGGATTGCGATCTTGAGCTCTCCTGGAGGTATAGTACCTATTAATTTTTTGAAAAATTAGGAATTAATGAATTGTTATTAGCAGCAGCTTTTGCATCTGCTACTTTTTTTCTGTCTTTATCTATTATCTTATTGCCATAGATTTTTTCTGTTGTAGCAAACTGAGTATGACCA